TTGACCTGGTTAAATGTACCACAAGAAGAAATAGAGCGGGTCAACTTAGAAAGTCTACGGCATAGAAGCATTGCTGGATTGATAGATGATAGACAACGAACTGCTGCTGCCTTACAAAACATACGATTTGAAGAACGTGACATAGGCGGAGTTGAGTTTGTAACAGCCCGTCATATAGAAGTTTGGAAATACCTGCGACAGAGACAAGCACCCTTGGATTATCCTTTTATGGTTAGTGCCACTCTGCTCGCTACCAGACCCGGCGTAATCATACCATTTACCTATGACAACACAGTAGTAGGCAGTACAACTAGATTTTTAGATGATCGTAAGCCTGTATGGGTAAACGACTTCCAACCTGGTTACGTATTTGGCACAGACCTACAGAGATCAGACTGGCAGCATGTAATTGTAACTGAAGGTATATTTGATGCATTGTCGATCAGCGGACTTGCGCTCATGCACAATACTGTAAGTGATGCACAAGCAAGATTGATACGCAACTTGGGTAAAGAAATAATAGTAGTGCCGGATCAAGATAAGCCGGGCATGGAACTGGTTGACCGTGCTATAGAACTAGGCTGGGCTGTCAGCATGCCTGCATGGAAGGATTGCAAAGACGTAAACGATGCTGTAATCAAATATGGTCGGTTAGCAACTCTGCTAACTATAATGCAATCAAGAGAAACAAGTCGAATTAAAATTGAATTAAGGAAAAGACAAATTGTCAAACAATTCTAACTGGTGCCCAGAAGTATACAGGACCATGTTTATTGATAGATTTAATAATGATCAAGTATATGTATCTCCGTGTTGCCAGTCAGCCGGTGCACTTGAATCAGCAGATAAATTTAATTTTTATACTAGTACAACTTTAACTAATTTACGAAACCAATTTAATGCAGGTAACTTCCCAACAGAATGCAATCGTTGTTGGCAAGCAGAAAAACACGGCCATAAAAGTCGTAGACAAAGTGCCATTGAGTTTTTTAATCTACCAGACGAAGATCGGACGGTTATTTTTGAAGGACTTGATTATAGCGGTACTTGGGCATGTAATCTTGCTTGTATTATGTGTTCTCCATCCTTCAGTAGTACCTGGGCATCTGAAATGTCTTTGTCAAAAGTCGAATTAGCCAAAATTGGAAAATTATTTCAAAAATCTAATAACTTTTTAAACCAAGTTGAAATTCGATCCTTAAAGAGACTACATTTTAACGGTGGCGAGCCTTTGTTAAATAACGATCATTTGTTTTTGTTAGAAAAACTCAACGACAGCGATCTGTTAAAAAATGTGTTTATCAGTTATAATACAAACGCAACAATTGAACCGTCTCCTCGGTTGATTGAATTATGGAGTCGGGCAAAATTAATTAAGATATTTTTTAGTATAGATGCAACCAGAACTGCATTTGAATATATCAGATGGCCCGCTAATTGGAATCAGGTACAAGATAATATACTTAATTTAAAAAAGAATTTGCCCGGAAATGTCATGTTTGGAATAAATGCCACTGTGGGCTGTTATAATGTATTTGAAGTTAAGCATGTCTGGGAATGGTTTCTGGAAAATATTAGAACTAATACCTCAGGTGACCATTCTGATTTTTGTTGGCAGACAGCTGATAATTATAACATAGATAATCTTTCGGTTACCGCTAAACAGGCAGCAATTGCATACCTGGAAAATATACCCGAATTACAAGGAATAGTTTCGCATCTACGCACATCCATCGATTATGTACAGTCTGATCAATGGATTACCAGGCTGGATAATCTTGACATTAAACGAGGTAATAAGTGGCGTGATAGTTTACATATTGCACAATATTATTAAGGAATTATTTTGTTAAAAGAATATAATCTAGAAGTACAACGACTGTTTTTGGAAATGATGCTGTGTGATGCATCCAGCTATGTGCGTGTGCAGAATATTTACAATCCAGAAAACTTTGATCGTACGCTGAGACCAGCTGCTGAGTTCATTATGACTCACTGCAACGATCACAAGACCATGCCGGACCGTCTGCAGATTAAGGCAACCACAGGCATAGCATTACAAGAAATACCAGATTTAAATGAAGGACACTTTGATTGGTTCTTAGAAGAATTTGAAGGGTTTACACGTAGACAAGAACTAGAACGTGCAATTTTAAAATCAGCAGACCTGCTGGAAAAAGGCGAGTTTGAACCAGTCGAAAAACTAATCAAGGACGCTGTGCAGATCAGTCTAACTAAAGACTTAGGCACAGATTTTTGGGCTAATCCAAAAGAAACTCTCAACAAGTATTTCAACAATGGCGGACAAGTCAGTACAGGGTGGCCGCAAATGGATCGTATACTGTATGGTGGATTTAGCCGCGGGGAACTAAACATCTTTGCCGGAGGATCTGGATCTGGTAAGAGCTTGGTTATGATGAACATGGCACTTAACTGGTTACAGCAAGGCTTGTCCGGAGTATACATTACATTAGAATTGTCAGAAGAACTGTGTACATTGCGTACAGCAGCTATGTTAACTGACATGAGCACTAAAGATATTCGACGGGATCTGGATTCCGCTGAACTTAAAGTTAAGATGGCAGGTAAGAAAGCAGGCTCTTATCGTATCAAGAGTCTGCCGGCACAAAGCAATGTAAACGATATACGTAGCTTTATCAAAGAGTACGAGATCCAAACAGAAACAAAGATTGACTTTGTGATGATTGATTACTTGGACTTGATCATGCCTGTGTCTATTAAGGTTAACCCTAACGATCAGTTTATCAAGGACAAATACTCAGCAGAAGAATTGCGTAACTTAGCAATCGAACTTGGTGTGCTAATGGTCACAGCATCGCAGCTTAATCGTAGTGCTGTAGAAGAGATTGAATTCGACCATAGTCATATTGCCGGCGGTATCAGTAAGATCAACACAGCTGACTTTGTGTTTGGCATCTTTACAAGTCGTGCCATGAAAGAACGAGGCAAGTATCAGATGCAATGTATGAAATCACGTAGCAGTCAAGGTGTTGGTAACAAAGTAGACTTAGACTACAACATTGAAACTATGCGTATTACAGATGCAGGGCTGGATGAAAGTGGGCATGCATTTGGCAATGGTGGCCCACCAAAACCCAGCATCCTGGATTCAATTAAAGCAAAGAGTCAAATTAAATCTGATAACGAAAATGACACACCTAAAATTACCGCAGACGTGCAAAGCAATAAGCTTAAACAATTGTTAGGGCAAATCAAAGCCAATTAACAATGCAGATAATTTCAACAGTTCAATATGGTCGTAATTTAGGCCCGGTGTCGACACTGTCAGACAATGATGTAGTTCATTGTTATGATGTATTCGACCAGGCCTACGTTAACAATATACTAACGAAAGGAACCCCGGGGTATTTTGTTAACGATCACATTACTGCCGGAGAGTTTGAAGGTATACAATTTGTTGGACTGCCATTGTTTGCCGAAAAAGAAACAAAGAAAATCATAAACAAAATGCATTTTGATGACAACGTAGAAACATCAGTTTGTTTTAATTTTATGATTAACAAAAAACAAATTAACAGATTTTTATGTATCAAACTGGTAGAATGGTTTAAACTTAATAGTTTTGATTATACGTGGAGTGCAGTTGACCAACAATTTGATCTAAGCCATGTAATTGCAGAACTAGACCAGTTAGCAGACTGCTCGCCACTTGATCCCGTGGCCAGGTCTTTTATTTTGTCTCCTATACAATTAAAAAAGAAGTTTATTGAATTCCCCAACATGCAAAACTCTAAGTTTGCTATAACAGAATATGGTGGAAATAAATGGTCATGGGACAACGGATTGCAACAAATGTTTTTAAAATCAGCAATTTCACTTGTGACGGAAACTGTAGCCACACAACGGGCAGCGGTATTTACAGAAAAAACTCTGTATCCAGTGTTGGCATTAAATTTTCCAATCTGGATTGGTGGATACAATCAAGCAAAAGAATGGAGCAGGTTTGGATTTGATGTGTTTGACGATATAATTGATCACTCTTATCAGTCTTACGATACTCTAATAGAACGGATTTATTATGCCTTTGCAGACAATTTAGAATTGCTCAGTGACCTAAAAAAAGTTTCAAAACTGAGATCAGAACTTAAAGATCGATTACTTAACAATCGCAATCTTTTGTTGCAAAATCAGTTGGGAAAATTTATTGATCGGGAAATTACTAGATTGCCAACTGACTTACAATCAGTTATGCCATCTATATTAACTCATTTTAGACATTAACCCCGCTAAATAACAGAAAGGTTCTGGCCCAATATGCAGAAAAAAACACGCAGCATTCTAGAAGAATTGGATGCTATATATACCGAAAAAAATAAGGAGCGTGACCGCCGCTATGTTATTGAAGCTCGTGCCGACAATGTAATAGCCAGTGCGGTGCGTCTTATTGAACAGATCGAAGATGCATATCCAGAAGATCAAGCAGATAATCTAGTGAGAAAACTGCTGAATGCGATCCGTGATCGTGACCCTAAGAAATTTACCAGAACAGTGAGAAGAACAGATGCAGATTAAAGACATATTGTTAGAGCAAACTCCCCCGGCCGCACAACCTGCAGTCGCACAACCCGGAGCTGTAAAAAATGTACAGCAGGCTGCTACACAAACCAAAGGTCAGCAGACTCAGGGCATGTTAAACGTACAGGCTTTGAAGCAACTGTTGCCTGGTGTGGACGGAGCCAAATTGACACAAGCCATGTTAGCTGTGAAATCGGGTGCTATGACCGCTGCACATTATCAAATATTAGGAATGGCTTTCCAACAGTTAGTTCAGGCAGATCCTACTACTACTGTGAAAGTAATGAACTTGTTGAAACGAGTACAACAGGAACCGGCACCAATGAAAGCCTAAGAAGACAGAGAAAAATATGAATATAAACGAAGGCGGTAATGTATTTAAAGACACAGCTGGACAACCGCTGACCCAGCGTATTGCTCAAGCCGATGTAATGCCTACAGCACAATGGCTGCAGCAAATTACCGGATTGGATCTCACAAAAGACAAAGATCCACGAGACGGAAAACCCATTAAATGGTTAGGTTCAACTGGACGTAAAGTAGATTCGGGCGACCTAGACATGAGTGTTGATGCACGAGAAATGAACAAAGATCAACTGGTATCTGTGCTGGCTGATTGGTGTAAACAAAAAGGTGTAGATCCTGCACGTTATATCAAGAAAACAGGATCGGCTGTACACTTCTTTACTGCCATTAAAGGTAATCCCAAGAACGGCTTTGTTCAAACGGATTTTATGTTTAGCAACAAGCCACGCTGGACACAGTTTGTACTAAGCAGCGATCCTGCTAGCAAATACAAAGGGGCCTTACGCAACATTATGATGAATAGCATGGCCAAAGCTTTGGGTTACAAGTTAAATCAAAACGATGGCATAATGAATCGTGACACCAACGAGATGATTACAGATGATCCTGCAATGGTGGCACAAATGTTATTGAGTCCTAACTCCACAGTAGCTGATCTCTACAGCGTAGAATCTATATTGAAAGCCCTGGAAGCTGATCCCAAACGTGCTGCAAAAATTGCTGACTTCAAAGCACACATGGA